TCTCAAGATGCTCAAAAGCTCGTTGATATTGCCAAATCTCGTGGTCAACTTACAGCAGACGATGCTTCAAGAGCATTAGCCGCTGCTGATCTTCGAGGGGCGTTGACTGATAAAGACCTTAACAGAGCTTTGAGCGCTGCTCAGTTAACCGGGCAGTTAACGGCTCAAGATGCGGACCGACTTATTGACATTTCTAAGTCGAAGGGGGCTCTTGCAAGTGACGATGCAAATCGTATTGCAAATCTTGCTAATATTACAGGAAATTTGACCGCTCAAGATGCCAAGATGCTTGCAGACATTGGGCAGATTAAAGGCCAGTTGTCGCAGCAAGACGCTGAGGCTCTTCAAAACTTGGCTTCTAAATACCTTAACGTTGGAGAAGTGACTCAAGGACTGGGGCTTCGCGGAGCAAGTGCTATTACAGATGTCGGAACTAAAGAACGCGGAATGCAGCAAGCCAATTTGGATTTGGCTTATGAGGACTTCTTGCGTCAACAAGGGTATCCGGAAGATCGGGTCAAGTTTATGGCTGAAATTCTTAAGGGGGTTCAGTTGCCACAAACGACAGTATCAACCAGCACGACTACACCTTCTCAGCCGGGTGACTCGCCAAACATTCAAAAAATTATTGAAGGCGCTGGCGGAATTGATGAGTTGATTAAAATGTTTAAAAAGTACTTTCCGTAACCGGGGGCAACCATGGCTCTCTTTGAATCTGATTTTTTGCTTGATGATGAGGATAACCAAGATCAAACAGGGGAGGTTGCTGATAGCGGCCTTTCCAACTTGGAGTCTTTGCGCGCTCGACTGATGAAGCGCGAAGAGGAGTCCGCCGCAGAGGAAGAAAAGCAGCGCAAGGTTCTTGAAGAAATTCAGGCGGCTAAACTCAAGTTGCTAGAAGCGCCAAGTCGCCGTGAGGCATTGATGGGTCTGGCTCAGAAATTGACTGCGCCAAAAGTATCCACTGATCCTCGATTTTTTGAGCGGCAGAACCTGTACACCTTCTTGCGCGATGTTGGCGAATACGGTGGTGAGCAAAAGCAAGCAGAGAAGGAACGGCAGGCTAAAATTGCTGAGTTGAAAGAAAAGTATGCAACTGAGGCATTGAGCGGCGCTCAGGCTTCGCGTACCCGCGCTCAGCAACTTGCGGCGCAGTATTTGAGTGATGAGCCGAAGGCTGAGGCAGGAAGGGCCACTAGCGAATTTGAAAGGCTAATTGCTGATTTGCCTCCTGATGAGCAAGTAAGAATGCGTCGGCAGCGAGCGGAAGTATTGGCTTCTCGCGCCCCTAAATCAGAGAAGGCCGAACCGGACCCGAATCGCCCATCAACGGTTGTTCAGTCTCGTGTTGCAACTGTTAGGGACAGAAAATTAGGTCCAACTGGTGAAAAGTTAAACGCAGTCAGTCAGGCTCAGTCACTGCTTAATGCTGCTAGAACCAACCCTGCCGCTGTTCCTCAGGTAGATCGGTTCCTTGCCAGACTTACTGGTGATAGCCAGTTGAGCCAACTTGAAGTTAATTCTATTGCTAATGCGGGGAGTTTTCCGTCAAGAGTGGTCAGTAGCATTTCAAAGTTCTTGAGTGGTATTCCCTCCGACTTGTCTTTGGATGATAAAAGCAAGGTTCTTTCCATCATAGAAGACCAACTTGCTCCTAAGTACAATTCTGGAAGAGAAAACGTTCTTGATACCTTTTCCGGATCAAGCGACATATCTCAAGAAGCAGTTGAAAGAATTGTTGGGCCAAAGTGGGTGACTTCTGCTGAAAGGCGTCGTCGAGCAGAAGAGCAAAAGAGACTTAAAGAAGAGCGAGAGCGAGCAGATAAGGCTGGCACTGAAGGCTCTATAACTTTGAGCGGTGGCAAATCTGGTAGGCCAGTAAAGTAGTAGGGGATTTAAATGCCTATTTACGAAGTCGGCGGCAAAAAATACGAGTTTGATGAGGCCCTCACTCCAGAAGAACTAAACGAGTTGAAGCAAAAAGTGGGGGTTGCTCCTGCTGCTCAACCTAAGCCGGAAGTTACGGTTACTCGTCTTGGTAATCGCGAGATTGAGCAGCCTGAAGAAACTGCTCCTCAAGAGCCCGCTGGCGTTGGCGAGTATCTTCTTAATGCTTTGAAGAAAGGCGTTATTAGTGCCCCGGCTGCGTTAGACGCATTGCTTCGCGCAGGCTACGGGAAAATGGGCGAGGCAGAACTTGCTAAGTCTGGCGCTATGTCTCCAGAAGAGACGATGAAGCGCGTATACGGCATGGGAGAAAAGCCAAAGCCTGCAATACCGGCAGCGGCAGAAGCATTTGCACAATCACAGCGTCGTTTAGCCCCGCTGACTGGTGCTAAGGTTGACATGCGTGCTCCCGGGCCTATTAGCGAAGTTGTTGGGGCTGGGGTTGAAGCCGCTGCTGACCCAACCAGCTATCTTGGCGGCGTTGGCTTGATAAAGACTCCTGTTCGCGCCGCTGGAGAATTCTTGACAGGCACTGCCGCAGAGATTGGCGGAAAGGCTGGCGCAGAGGTTGAGCGCGCTATTACTGGCGGTGAAGAAACTGGGGCTGGCCGTCTTGTTGGGTCATTGCTCGGCGGCATGGGAACGGCTGCGCCTAGAGAAGTAGCCACTGATACGCTTTCTCGTGGCATAGAGCAACTTGCTAAAAATCGTAGCATCCTGAAGGGCACTCCTCAGGCAACTGAAACGTATGCGCGGGGCGCTGCAAAAAACTTGCTTAATCTTGCCGCAAAGGAGCAGGGAGCAGAGTCTGTTGAGGCGCTCATTCAGTTGGTCAACGATGCCTCTCAGTTTGTAAACAAGGCTGATGCGCCGTTGGTCATTGCCATGGCCGACAACCCCGTTATTCGTCAGCAAGTTGAGCGACTGGCAAAAATCAATCCATCCTTCAGAGAGCGCGTAAATCGCGTCGTTGAACAAGCATCTTCTGACATTCAGTCAAAAAGCGAAAAGATGTTTGGTAAGCCGTATGGCGCTGAAGTTAAGCCCCAAGCCGGGCTCAAGGTTAAGCCTGTCGTCGAGCGGCGGCGTAAGGATATTGAGCGTCAATTAACTGACATAACTGAAGGAGTAACCCCTTCTGTAGATCCGGAAACGCTGGGCAAGCAAATTGAATCTCTGGTTGAAGAGAGAAAAGCCGCTGCCAGAAAAGAACTGGCTCCCAAGTACCAAGAGTTGCTTGACAAAGCCCGAGCCAAAGGCATCGAAATGCCTTCAGAGGGCGTTCAGCAGATTTATGACTTTGTTGTGCAGAACAATCTGCGAGACATCTTTGGCAAAGGCACGCCTTTGGATAGGAAAATCATGTCCTATCTTGAGCCAAAGAAGGTCGAGGGAGAGTCTCCGCCTGCGATTTTAGGCCCAGATGGAAAGCCTATTTCACAGGCTGCAAAGGTTGAGGATGAGTACCCGACGCTGTCGTTTGATAACTTGGACTCGCTTAAGCGTGCAATTAATGAAATCAAGCGTGGCAAGCTGAGCGATGATGCTCGGCGTAAAGTAAATCAGCTTGAGCAGGTTGTTGATGGCGCTAGAGACACTATTCCTGAGGGATATAGTAAGAGACTTGCTGACATTGATTTGGAGTACTACAACAAAGTTGGCGTGCCCTTTACTGAGCAAGGCATTAAAGACATTGACGCCAAGAAATATGCCACTCAAGTTGCACCTGTTGTAGTCAAAAATGCTGAGTCTTATAACCAGTTTATTCGTGCCGTTGGCAAGGAGGCTGGAGACTCTATTGCTGAAAATGCAATCATTGCAGAGGTATATCAAAAGGCTGTTAAAGATGGCATGTTGAATGCCGCGCAGCTTGCGAAATACCTTAAAGACAAAAAGGAAGTTGTTTCTCAGATTCCGGGGCTTGAAGATCGGCTGCGACAAGCAGTTCTGGATGATCGTCAGCTTAGAGCGCGAATGGACTCTTTGGATAAGGCCGCTAAGGCAGCGGAGACTCGCGTTGCCAACAACGCTTTGACCCAGTTTGACGCGCCAGACTATGCTACGTTGGCTTCAAACATCATCAACAACCCTCGTCAGCGTCAAAAGATTATGCGTGACATTGGGGACCTTGATGCTGATACGGCTAAAGCGGTTCGCAATGCGCTTCGTGTTGAAGCCATTAACATCGGCCGTCGTAATGCTGGCGGATTTATGCAGTACGTTTCTGACCCTGCCAACAAAGCGGGTATAGACGCCATATTTGGACAAGCGTTTCAGCCATCACTTAGAAGGCTTGCACTTTTTTCTGACAAGGTTTCGGCAGCAGATATTTCCAAGCTTGGCGTAGCCATTGACAGAAAGGAACTTGACGCTTTGGCTCAGTTAAAATTAGGTTTTGACATTCCTTATCTGTCATCAACCTTGCGCGACAGAATTTCAAGTAATTCTCAAAAAGTCGTGCGGCTTTTGTCGAAATACAACAGTTCTAAGCTTGCCACAGCGACTGACGATGCCATCATGGAACTGCTTCTTGATCCAAACGGTGTCCAGAAACTGGCTAATACGGTCACTAACATAAAGTTTGACCTAAGCAACCCTGCATCGCTTGGAAAGATGGCTGACTCTTTGGCTCGTGTAATCCCAAGATCTTTTTATACATCTGGGAAAACGGCACTTGCTGGCGAGGAACGTGCTAGGGCAGAACAAGAATCTCGTGCTGCAGAGGCTGCGGAATTTATCCCGGGCGGCTTTGAGGAAGAGCCAGAAGGCATGGCTGAAGGCGGTCTTGTAACCCCCGGCAACATTGACGTTAGCAAGCTTCCGGCTATCCGCAATCCAGATGGTACTGTAAGCACTGTTCGGTCCATGAGCATCAATGTTGATGGTAAAGAGGTTTTGATTCCGACAGTAATAAATGGTCGGATTGTGTCGGACAAAGACGCTATTAATCAGTACATGAGAACCGGGCGGCACCTTGGCATTTTTGATACTCCCGAAGCGGCTACGACTTACGCTCAAAAACTCCATGAAATGGAAGCCCAGCGCGTCAAAAAGGCCCGTGGCGGTCCCGTATACACTCTTGCCGAGCAGGACTTGCTAAGACGCTACGCAAGCAGGTAGAGTCAAGCCCATGAAAAAGAAGGACAAGTACACCCCGGTCCAGATTGAGGACGGCAAGTGGTATCGCGTCCGGGGATATACCCATACGGAGTGTTGCGACTGCGCTTTGGTTCACAAGGAAGAGTTTCGACTTGTCGATGGCCATTTGGAGTGGCGTGCTGTCCGAGATGACAAGAATACGGATAAGCGACGACAAGAACTTGGGATTGAGATAAAGGTGAAAAATGGCAAAACGAGTCAGTGATGACGAGTTTATTGAGGTTTGGAATAGACTAGGTTCTCCATCTGCCGTAGCAAAATACTTAAAAATGGCTGTCAGGGCGGCAGCTTCAAGACGGCGAAGCATGGAAAAAAGGTACGGCTTGTCGCTTCCTAGTACAGTCCCGCCTACTTCTAAAACCAGCAAAAACACATTAGTTGGCAGCGCTATCGACAGGCTGTCTGAAAATCGCGCAAGGCGTTATGAAACCGAGATGCACGTTAGCGTCAGGGATGCTGTAGTCCTGATAGGCTCTGACGCGCACTATTGGCCGCAAGTTGTTACCCCTGCGCACGAAGCCTTCTGCAAGTTAGCCAAGTTGCTTAGTCCGGCTTTGATCATTTTGAATGGCGACATCTTGGACGGTGCTCGGATCAGCAGGCATCCCAGAGCGCTTTGGGAGAAGCAGCCGGAACTCAAGGATGAGATCCATGCCGTTCAGGACCGTTGCGCCGAAATCGAAAGATCGGCTGGCAAGGCTCAGTTGATTAGAACGATTGGCAATCACGACGCCCGTTTTGAAAACTACCTGTGTACCAACGCTCCAGAGATGGAGGAGATGACAGGCTCAATGCTGCTTGACTACTTGCCGCGTTGGCGAGCGGGCTGGGCAGTTCATGTGAATGCAGAAAGCGAGAGTTGGACGGTCATCCGGCATCGGCCTGTGGGTGGAGGCGTTCACGCAGCGTATAACAGTACTTTACGCTCAGGAGTCAATTACGTTCATGGGCACCTGCATAAGCTGCAATACAGCCCGTGGGGCGATTACCGTGGCCGTAGGTACGGCGTAGACACAGGCACTCTGGCAGAGCCCAAGGGGCCTCAGTTTCACTATACAGAAGCCGGGCCGCTAAACTGGGCATCGGGCTTTGCGGTATTGACGTTCAGGGATGGGCGGCTTTTAGAGCCAGAGTTGTGTGTAATTATTAACGGTCAGGCTTATTTCAGAGGTCAAAAAGTATGATGCGCTGTGGCCAGTGCAAGAACTTTATCAAGACGTATGATGGCGAGGGCTGGTGCTCCCACCCCAAGTACTCAGGCATGGTGATGCTGGACGCAAAGGACGAGTCTTGCCAAGGCCACGGTTACGTCAAGGGAATCGAACCCCAACGGATTCCACCTTCTGGTTTTGAAGAGAGTCAACATACGCTGTAACAATCGACTCTACAAACTGGTCGAATTGGTCAGGCGTAAACTCCAAAAAGTTATACATCCCGGTGGCTTCGATATAGTGCCCCGCAGCCGCTGAGGCTTCGTTCAGGGCTAGTTTCTCGTTGGGTGATTTGTCGATCATGTAGTCATCCATGCAACGAAGTGAGCAGAATCTGTTAGCCCGTCGAATGATGCCGGGTGGGGGCAGGTACAGGAATCCTCGGGCCTCCCGACTGCACATCGGGCATAAACCGAAACTCGACAATTTCCGTGTACTTGCCATTCTTACGAACCTTGATTTCAGTTGGCTTGCGCAATGAGTCTGCCTTTGCAATAGCCTCTACTGTGCTCTTAGGCAGGATTCCGGGTCCGGTCATGCGCCGCTGCCACCAGCGAAGTGCCTTATCGTGCGGATAGCCTTTATGGTCAAAGCAGACCCATTCGCTATGCAGGGCCAACCCACATCGGTATTCCACCCGCATAGAGTCAGGACTGCCTGCCTTCTTGTGTAGCCTGTAGGATACAGAATTGACCTTGGCCCACTCTGCAGGCGCATTCATGCTCATCACCGGCAGCGTCGTTGCCGTCTGGTCGATGGCTATGGGCGTCGGGGGCCATTTATAGCCACAATCGGGGCATTCAGACGTTCCAGCAAAGACGATGCTCTGGCACTTGGGGCAGGTTTTAGTCGGCGCTACGCCTTCTCCGTCGCTCTGGCGGGGCTTCTTGGGGTTGACCCGATCCACAGGCCCATGGCGTGCAATGTTCCCGGCGAAGTCCAGCACCAGACAGTCTTCCTTGCCGGGCGAGTTGCGCATCCCTCGTCCCATGATTTGTATGTACAGGCCAGTTGATTCGGTGGGCCGCAGCACGGCAAGCAGGTCTACAGCAGGAGCATTGAATCCCGTTGTCAGCACGCCCATAGACGCCAGTGCGCGGATCTTGCCTGCCTTGAAGTCGCGGACAATCCGGTCACGCTCAGCACTCGGGGTATCGCCAAAAATGGTTTCGCAGCTAATACCGTACCGGCGGACGATCTCGGCAATGTGGGTGGCGTGCTTGACCCCTGCGCAGAAAATTAGCCAAGACTTGCGCTCGGCACCCAGCACGACAATCTCGCGCACGACCGACTCGTTGACATCGGTGCGATCCACGGCACGCTCCAGTTCACCGGCTACGAACTCGCCACCACGGATGCTGACGCTAGAAACATCTAGCCGGGTCTTGGGCTGCTTGGACATCAACCGGGTAAGGTAGCCCTGATCGACCATATCCTTCAGTTCTGCCTCATAAGAGACGGCATCAAACAGCGCTTCCTTGCCCGTGTGCAGCAGCCCAGAGTCCAGCCGGTAGGGAGTCGCCGTAAGGCCAACTACCCGCATGTGCGGATTCATAATCTTCAGGTTACTCAAGAACCGCTGGTACATCGTGTTGGTCTTGCGGGGAACTAAATGCACCTCGTCAATCAACACCAAATCGACTTTTACAAACTTCGATGCCTTTTTGTGAACCGACTGTATGCCGCAGAAAACAATTGACGGGTCGTAGTCGCGCTTCTTGAGGCCAGCCGAATTGATCCCAGCCGGGGCTTCGGGCCAGAGCGTCTTCAGTTCGTCGTGGTTCTGCTTGATCAGCTCGCGAACATGAGTGACCACCAAAATCTTAGTATCTGGCCAGTCTTTCAGCGTCTGACGACAAAACTCTGCAATCACAACTGACTTGCCGGTTCCCGTAGGAAGCACAATCAGCGGGTTGCCATCGTTGTCCTTGAAGTACCGAAACGTGCTATCAATGGCTTCTTTTTGGTATGGCCTGAGGCTAATCACGAGTTTAACTCCGGCTTCGGCATGTTAGATAAAATGATTTCTGCAATCTTTTTAACTTCCATGAGTTCCTTTTTATTTTCAGAAACAATCATGGCATACGCATAAACATCCAACGCTTTCATAATCAGATACATTTGATCTGAGTTAAAAAGCATTGTTGTCTCTACATCCTCGTCATCTATTTCGCTTTGTCTAGCCATATTGAACCGTTCGGCAGTTTGTATTCGACCCAGTTAGGGCCTGAGTTTACCTGCTCGCCGGGGATCAGGTCTGGGACAAAAAGATGGCTCTCGCAGCCTTTCTCTTGGGCATCGGCGTCCAAGTCCTTGCTGTGCAACTCACATTTCCATCCGCCCGTTTTCAGCGGCGTGCTATGCAAACAGGTTCTGCAATTCTTGTTTCTCGGCATGTCCTGTTCGTGGCACATGGAATGGAACGAGCAAATCTTGCACTCGTGCCATGCAGCATCGTTGCTAATCTTCAAAAACGGCCTTGGCGAGAAAATGATCCGTTTTGCCCTTTCGATATACTTCTCGGCCTCTCCCTTGTCGTACTCTGTTACAGCACTCGTTAGGTCGCGTACTCCGGGGGAGCCTACCGTGAGATAGTGTTTCTTGGCATCGAAGAAGTGCATGTAAATCTGCGCTTGCGCGTAGTACACGATGTCCCAGTTCTTCAAAGCCTCTGATGGGTTCTTTAACTTCAGCGACTCCAGTTTTTTAAACTTGGCTTCGTTGACAATCTTGCACTCCCACATATACAGCGTCGTCGGATCTTGTAATAGACCCATCAGCAGCCCGTCGCAGTTGCCGCGAAAGTGACCGCTTAAAGCCTCAAAAGAATGCTGGACACCGGGTTCCTTTTCCGTGGAAAGATCAAGCCCCGGAACCATCCGGAGCAAGTCTGCGACCACCTTTTCACCCCGGTGCCCATCGTTAATTCTTCGTAGGCCCGATGCCTTAATAAGGCCGCGTTTGACCCATCTAAAATTCAGCCACAGTTTGCGGTCGCACGGATCGCCAATAGCCGAAGCCCCAAGGTAGGATCGGACTCGTTGCTCTTGCGTTGATTCCAAGGCCGCATCTATGGCCAGCAAAGTCGGATCGTGCGTTTCTGGCAGTTTAGCCATGCTCCCTCCCGAAAGAAGACGCGACACCCCGGAGGAGTGGGATTGGACAGTGGGGGAATCCCCCGAGATGCCGCGCCTTTTTAGTTACTTCTTATGCCGTTCCCAAGGCTTCGGAGCAGCCCCAGCAGGAGCCGCAGCCGGTGCAGCAGCAGGAGCCGCTTTCGGGGTGTCCGTCAGCGAATAGTAGCTGGGACGAGTCTCCAAAGCACCCTGCTTGTTTTCCTTATGCTTGATCACGACCTTGACAGGCTTGAAGTGCAGTTCCTGCGAGTCTGGCGGCGGGAAAGCAAAGCCCACTGCCTTAGAGATTGCCAGCAACTGGGACAAGCCAATCTTCTTGGCCTGATCGTTCGGGTTTTCAATATTGAGTCGATCCCAGAACTTTCGACCCGGAGCGCAAGGGCCACTCACAACGTCAAACTCCAGCCACAGATACTGACCCGTGCCAGCCTTGGTAGCCCGCATATCGGACTGCACAATCTGCATGGTGTACTCGCCCGCCGGAAGAAGCGTGTTCTCTTGCGGGGCCTCGACGCCATCAAAAGCGTTTGCATCAAAATTCAACTTAGCCATTTTACTCTCCGATTACGTTGGTCATTGCAGTGCTCAAGGCATCCGCAAACTTGGAATAGTCGAGGGGAACCATATCAGGCAGCGGCCATCGACTCTTGGCCTGCCAGCCCGGACGCTCTTGTGTGTACAGTACACGACTGCCGGTGCCCACTGCGCGAGTGACCTTCTGATTGAAGCCCACATCACTTTTGACAGTAGTGTATTGCTGGTTGGCAAACATCAGGATGTCGCACCATTCGCTGATGAGGCTTGCGCTGCCGTGATGCAGGTCCAACTGATAGCGGTCATACGGGTCGGCCAGAGGGTCATCGAATCGCTTGACCTGCGTGTGCGCAAGAAAAATGACCTGCATGTTCTTGACGCTGCGCAGATGGTCAAAGCCTTCCAGCAACTGCTTCCAGTAGTCTGCCGCAGCCTTGTAGCCACGGCCATACCCGATAGCGTCGATGGTGGGGACGTTGTTGTCCTGTGCGACACGCTTATGGATCAATTGCTCCGCCCAGTCCGCTGAGTCGAGCACAACCGTATTGAACTCGTGATCCTCAGAGGCCAGCGAACCAATCGCTTCCATCATGTCATCGAAAGACTGCGATACCGGGAAGGCCGTTGCATTGACTGCATCCAAGCCCTCTTCGGTCTGAATAAAGACCGGGTTCGGGGCCTGTGCAGCAAAGGTGGACTTACCGATGCCGTGGGTGCCGTACACCACAATGCGTGGCGGTCGGGCAGTGCCTGTTTTGCGTAAGCTTTGAAGTGAAATAGCCATCTCATGCTCCCATGACGATTGATACAGTGGTTTTTGCAGGGGCAACGGTCAACGCCGGAGAAAGAACCTTGTAGAGTTGCGGCTCATTGTTCGCAAGGTACTTGACGCCAGTTTCGTCCAAGGCTCGCTTCACCGGCCACAGGTTCTCAGGGATCTTGTGAGACAGATTGTCGAACTGTTCCCAGTCGATCTTGCGGCTGACTCGCCCGGTGATGGTCACCTTGTAGTCGCCCACTGTGTGGGTCTTGCTTCCCTCATCGCGCTTGCCAAGGACTGCGACAAGCTCTTCTTCCAGTGCTATCCGTTTTGCTTCAGCCTCCTTCTCGGCCATCTTGGCGTTGAAGAGGTCTTCTGCGATTTCAAGTTCAGATCTCATTTGCGTGTTCCTCTGTTTAGCGTGTTTAACGTGTTCCCGGCTTACCCGGTAGTCGAACAATACTCCCCCTTGTGACGGATTGCAAGGGGTGGCATGATGTCACCGTGGGCAGGAGGCAAAATGACCCTTGACAAATGGATCGAATCGAAAGGATTGACACACTCAGAGTTTGCGCGTATGTGCGGCTGCTCTCGTGAAGCTGTGACCCGCTGGGTGACTGGCTCAAGAGCACCATCGCCTAAGTGGCAGAAGGTAATCGAAAGAGTAACCAAAGGGCAAGTGGCTATTGGTATTTACGATTGGATGTCTGACAGGGACAAGGTGTATCTGCTGCTGTATCGCCAAGGGCTCACCATTAGTTCTGCGGCAAAAAGACTCAAGATTCATCGCAATACTTTGGCAAATTACTTGAGCAGCAAGAGCCTTACGCCATGGCGCATCGTTCAAAGAATTCACAAGTTAGCGGGGTTGGCAAATGATTGATGCAATAATTGTTGGCAGACCAACAAGCAAAGGCAGGCCACGATTTGGCCGAGCCAAGAACGGAAACATGGTCGCTTACACGCCTTTTAAGACCCGTAAGTACGAGCAGGAAGTCAAGTCCCTGTTCCAGATTGCCATGTACGGCAAGGCTATGCTAGAAGGGCCTGTCAAGGTCACGATCACGGCTTACTTCAATAGCAAAAAGAAGTCGGGATGGCACACATCCAGACCGGATCTCGACAACATCATCAAAGCAATACTGGATTCCATGAACGGCATCGTTGTGGAGGATGACGCCGCTGTCGCGCAAATTATTGCAAGCAAGCGCTACGACGATGGCGAGGAACGAGTCGAGGTTCAAATCGAAAATGTCTGACAATTTCATAGAAGATTACGCTGCCAAACTCGTTGATGGCGGCTACCGAATCATCCCCATCATGCCGGGAACCAAGCGACCGGGCCGCTACTTTGAAGGCGTCTGGGGCGAACTTCCGCGTTGGACCGAAATCAATGCCGCCAATACCCATATCGACATCTGGACTAAATGGCCCGGCTGTGGCATCGGCATCCTGACCGGGGAAGTCGTTGCTATAGATATTGACGTTCTGGATGAAGGCGTTGCCTTGAAAGTTGGCGAAGTCTTCCAGAAAAAGCTGGGGCAGACTGACCTGATTCGCATAGGGAAGTCCCCTAAAGCGCTTTATCTGTATCGAACACTAGAGCCTTTTAGCAAGATTTCGCTGCACCCCATCGAAGTCCTTGGGGTCGGCCAGCAGTTCGTTGCCTACGCTTACCACCCGGAAACCAACAAGCCCTACGCATGGCCGCTTGATGCGCCGCACGAGACGCCCGTTAATGCGTTGCCGATTGTGACCCGTCAGCAGGTACTAGAGGCTGCGGAGGAGGCTTATAACGCTTTACCGCCCAATCTGCGCCGCAAGCGACTGGTTAGCACGCTTGTGCCGGAAAAGGATCTCAAAACCTCCAATGATGGTCTCGTAGGCACTCTGGCTGCAGTCGAGGATGCCCTAAAGTACGTGCCCAACCCGGACCTCTCGTGGGATGACTGGAACCGCATCGGCATGGCCATCTATTGCGCCACCGAAGGCAAAGGATTGCATATTTTCGATCAGTGGTCCCGCGCCTCAGGCAAGTACAACAGCCTAGAAACCAGTCAGCGCTGGGATCACTACAGCAAGTCGCCGCCTAGCAAAATCGGCGCAGGAACTCTCTACTACTACGCTCAGCAAAACGGCTGGGTGCCCCCGAATCACATTGACCTAAACCCTGTTAAAGCGGTCAAGGTCGTTGATCTGACCAACCTAAAAGAGCCTAGAAAGACTCAAAAGAGCACTAGGGAAAACTTCCCGCACGAATGGTTCGACACCCCCTCTCTTGTAGGCAGGGTCACCCGTTGGATCATCAACACTGCTCAGCAGCCGCAGCCGACGTTTGCGCTTGCTAACACGCTTGTCATGTTCGGGGCCATCTTTGGGCGACGGTACGCCATGGCTGACCTCGGTACGCGCTGCAACCTGTTCGCAATCGCCGTGGCCAAACCGGGAGCAGGCAAGGACCATTCTCGGCAGCGGGTCAAGGAATTGATGATCGCGGCTAATCTTAACCAACTGATCTGCGGAGATCGCTTTAGCTCAGGCGTTGCTATCCTACGCACCTTGTTCGACTTCCCCTCGCGCATCAGCCACCTTGACGAGATGGGTCTTTACCTTCAGAGCCTGACCGCTAAGAATGCCGCAAGTCACCAGCGAGACATCATCAAAACACTGCTCGAAATCTACTCCAGCAGTAACGGCATTTATCACGGGCAAGAATACGCTGATTCAACTAATCGTGTGCGCTTTGACATCAATCAGCCAAACTTCAACTTCTTTGGCACTACAACCCCGCGCACGCTGATCCCGGCACTGAATCACGACATGATCGACAACGGAACCATGAGCCGTATATTGCTCATCCCGCCGTTTGAAGACTTTCCCGATGCGCGGGTGCCCGCTCGTATTCCGCCGCCGGAGGATCTGGTCAAGGACATCATCGACTCGTATGCGGTCGTTCCGCCTAATGCAGGCAACCTCAGCAACCAAGTGATGATCCCAAACGCATCCGTCGAGCCTATCCCGGTTGCTTGGGAAGAAAAGGCATTTGCAGAATACGAAAAGGTCAAGAGTTGGCAGATTCAGCAGTCGCGCAAGGAAGAACACCTCTGGGTCCGACTGTCTGAAATGACATTGAAAGTCGCAATGATTGAAGCCATCGCACGAGATCCAGTTAGCCCAATCGTAACCTTTGACATCTTTAAAATGGCTAGCGACTTCACCCGGTGGAGCTTCAACTACGCCGATGATCTGATGGTGCGCGAAGTGGCCGAAAACGAAACCGAAGCCTCGCACAAGCGTATCTACAACTTCATCCGCAAGCAGGGCGAAGCCGGAGCCAGCAGCACTCAACTCGCCAAGTCGCTCCAAGGCATGAAGGCCCGCGACCGGAACGAGATCCTGCAAACCCTTCTGGAAGCAGGCGACATCGTGGAAGAAGTCATCAAGTCGAATGGCCCCGGTCGAGATCGTCGGGTTTATCGCGTCAGGTCAAAGTAAAAAAAATCCCCGGGGGAGAACAAGACTGTTCTACAAACCCCGGGGCAACATCTCACGAAGGAGATGACAGGAGTAGAGATAGCACAGGGGGAATACTACCCCCTTGGGTCCTGATTAGCAAGCCATGAGACATACCACATGGTTTTTCGGGCGTCCTGCTCAACAGCATCTTTATGCCCAAGCCGCCATAGATACGCTACTGCTGTGCCCTTCAGAAACCCCCGCCATTCATCGTCGGTCAGCATCGACCGAATAGCGTCAATACATTCAATCTTCCCCTTCTTGTAGTGACTCGGGTTCACTGGATCGGGACTTTTTGCGCTCTCGTCGTTTTGCATGACTGAGTTTTGCCATGCGTTGATAGTGCTCTCTAGATCGTCTTTTCTTAGCTCCTCTAGCAGCGCTTCCACCTCGACTGCCGATAGACGCAAGGTATCTTCGTATTTCATCATTACCCTCTTTCATTTTCAATCAACTCCAATTTCTTTTGAACAGTATCAACTACGTTTGCCCACGACGAAACTACATTGTCTCTTTGGATAATCGTCGTGTTCGGATACCACGCGCTTTGATCTCCAAACTTGTTGCCCCAGTACCAGAGCTTGTTGGAATCCATGAGCAAGACCCGTCGCCCAAGCGCCCCTGCCAAATGTACCGTGGTCGAACTGATGGCCACAAAGACATTGCACAAGGATAGCAAGGCGGCGACCCCCTCAATGTCGCTCCATAAGTCAACCGATGACGTAATGAGTTCTGTGCCATGCTCTGCATTAAACAACTCCGCATCTGACTTCTTGTACCCGTACTGAATGTTGACCACCTTGCGGTTCGCACCGCGCATAATCGGCAGCAACTCCTTCAAGTCAATGCTCTTGTGCGGGCCAATCTTCGGAGCGGTGCTGACCCATGACAGCCCCACCACAAAGTCATCAGGGGCAAGCCCCAACTCCGCCCTAAGAGCCTCTACGCGCTCAGGATCAGCCTTCAGGAACCCTTCTCCAACGTATTTGAAGATGTCATTTAAATCCTGAATGAAATGCGCACCTACTGATGCCAGCGGTAAATGCGAATCATGCTTATCCGATGCCACTTTCGTATTGTGCGATTCAAACTGAATCCCGGGCATCGACCGGCTGAAAATGGACACCAAACGCGGATCAACTAAGGCCGTCACGCTGTCCACGCAATTGCGCAAAGCAGGAAGCAAAGAGCCGTAGATCACCTGATCCCCTAGCCCCTGCTCACTCCACACAAGTACCGAGCGCAAACCAGACTCTCTAGTCCACTCAGGCTTGTCTGTGTGCAAAGGGCGGCTCTTGAATCTTGGGCTCTCCCACCGCTTGTTATACATCGGCCAGCCCGTCTTAAAGTCATTCCGCTGCAGTGCTAGCAACCCCAAAATCCAGTTTGCATTAGCATCGTTCGGCGCAATCTGGTTAGCTAACCTGAAGTTGGCTTCGGCTTGGTCCCAGCGCCTCATCTCCCAGTGCGCCGCCCCACGCTGAATCACCGCATGCAAATAACCCGGCTTCTTTTCTAACGCCTTTGTAAAATCCAAAATGGCCTCTTCATACCGCTGCAAGTCAGCCTTGCACATGCCACGGTTTACAAAGTCATCCGCGTCCTTGGCCCCGCGCCTTTCGGCAGCGTCGTAATACTTAATTGCCTCCTCAAACTTACGCTGCATCTGAAGCAACCGGCCCTTAGCCCGATACGCAATCGGATCTTTCGGGTTTATGCTGATCGCTAGATTGCACAAGTCCATGGCCTCGCCATACTTGCCAGCCTTGAAGGCAACCTCAATCTGCTTGATAACCTTAGCGTGCTTGCTCATATCATCGACGCCATGGCCATCCATTCCTTCCCGTACTCCACCTCAGTCCAGTCGTGGAACCACGGGCCACCGCGAGTCATATGAACCGCTATCGGGTTCGGACAGTCGTCCCGGCTATACCATCCCTCAAGATAGTTATACGCAATCGGCAAGTGCCCAATTACATCGTCCGTCAGCCACTCAAACCTATGAAGATACGCTGGCGTAGCAGAATTAACTACCTCTGGCGTTAATCGCTTAACTTGTTCATGCTCACAGTTGATGAACATGAAACTGCTCCAATTCTTTCGAGGGTAAACGTGCTGAGGCTGGTTATTCATTTTGATCGTTTCGGTAGGCCGGTAGTCGTGCGGTACTACAAAGCAAGCTTTTGCCCCGTCGGCGTAGTCAAGCAGTCCCGCAATGTCCCCCCGGAAAAGAAAATCGCAGTCGCAAAACAAGGCCCAGCCGGAATACCCCGCGAGATATGGAGTCAAAAACCTCGTGAGGCTGAACTCCGTGCTCGCAAGAGTGTCGGGTGGTCGCGTATAGACGCCCTGCTCTCGCAACTCGTGCTGCTTTATCGGAACGATGTCGAGCGGGATTGAGGAATACAACTCCATCGAATGCTTGGCAACCTGATAAGCCGCATCTTCCCGCCGGTCCCAGCCAATAAAAACCTTAAGCATTTAAAAACGCCTCCTTGCGCCCAATGCCCTTATAGTGCAACACCCGGGGAACATGCCCCTCCGGTGCCCTGTCAGGCAAACAGGCATAGTCCAGCTCCTCGACTTCGCCTACCAACTCCGGGTACAGCATGTGCGAGTACACTTTCAGAGCCTCCTGATCGCCATACCACGAGCGCAAAGGCTTATCCATAAAGCCCATCAGAAGCGCCAAGTTGTTCCACTCTCGCCATGACTTCGTGACCGTAAAGCAACCCAAATAAGGGTACAAAGTCCCAAGCGGAATGCCGTCATAGTTCTTGAATACACCATTTCGCTGCTTGCCGTTAAAGCCCGCCTCCCGGTCAAACGACCGCCGACAGAACACAATCTCGCGCTCCGCCAGAATCGCTGCCGGGTCAACAGGCAATACAAACAACATGTCCGTATCAATATACGCCGCTGGCTTCGTCAGCCTCGCCTCAGCAAACGCCTTCGTCCGCCAATACATAATCTGATCGTAGTTGCCCTGCGAATACCTGTAGTCATCTACACCCGGCACCTGCGGAGTCGCATCGTCCGTGCACATAATGACCTCAGCGTCCGGCATCACCGCCTTCAGCGACTGCACCATCTTCGTCGGGAAGCTGATGTCAGAACCAACGTGAAAGAAAACAAAACGGCTCATTGCTCGTCCCTGATCTCAAGCATGGCTTCGGCTACGTTGTAAGCCTCTCTGGCCAAATCCCATCGGTTCTCATGCCGCCCCTCGTTGCCAGACAAAATGGCTTGCATCGCCATGGCAGCAAAGTAGTCCCGCAAGTCCATGCCGGGAGTCGAGTCAGTCGGGAATGCCGGTTGTTCAAATTTCATTTTGCTCTCCTAGCGGGTCTTTCAACATAACCAAATTAGCCGTAGCCGGAAGTTCACGATAATTGCCCAACAGCCCCATGCACTGCTCAATCGTTTGCTTTCTGATTAAAACAGCAAGTTTACAAATGATCTGTGCATTGCTGCGCTGAGTAACCAATCCAGCACCGTCGTACTCAATGGCCGTCTTTTCTGCAAACTCCCAATCAAAAACCTCAAGATCTCCGTCTTGATTGATCTTGCACCAAACGTGATCATCACCTTTAGTGTCAGGAGGCGTAATAAAATCAAACTTATCTTCGCTCATTTTTTTTCCTCAGAACCAACATTTGCTTGTAGTAATAAATCTCTTCAACACTAGACTCTGTATCAACAGACAACATCAAAAAGTCAATCAAGTTAATGACCTTAGACCTGTCGTTGACTACATTCTTGTCAAAGAACCTTTTGAATTGGTCCGTGTACATGGAGTTGTAAGTGCATCCCATGTCCTCAATCACATAGTAGCCACCCGGCGAAACAGAAGGCCAGCAGTACTTGAACATGTCTACCATGTGCTCGGAAATGTGGCTTGCATCGTCAATGAACAAGTCAACAAACTCCTCTTTAAGTTTTGACTTGCACAGATCCTCAATGCGAATCTCCACGTTAGGCAACGACTTGCACAGATCTTTACACTCCTCGCGGATGTCGTAGCCGATTACAAATGAACGCGGCAAATAATGGCTCCACATGTGAAGTGATGCGCCACACGCTACGCCCGCCTCAACAACACGAAGAATGGCCTTGCGACGATCAGTGCCTTTTAAAAGATCGCAAATGATCCGCTCGTAGTGCTTTGTATAGTTGTGCTTGATCGAACCCTTATCGCTGCCAAACAAGTCAGCTAAGCCAGTTAGCGTCATCTCCTGAAGATTGACCTCGCCAGTCTGGGGGACATACTCCTCAGGCTTTACAGTGTCCAAGTAGCGGCGCACACCGCCTCGTGCTCTGGGGTCGTTCACAGCTTCACCATCATTCCCTGCCCTGTAGGCAGTTCCAAAATACGCTCTGGCTTGTTAGCCAGAAACTTCTGATGAACCAAGGCCGAATCGCGATACCGCGCAAACCCGTAATCATCAAATACAACAATCCCGCCCTTTGTCATGCGCTCGTAAATCTCAGGCATCACATGCGCCTCGGCCTCGGCACTGTTCAGGTCAATATGGGCAAAGCAAATCTCATCCGGCAAATGCTTCGGAATCGTATCCATAACGCTGCCTGCGGTAATGCATGGCTCAAATTCCGCCATCCGCTCCGCCACCAACTTTTCCAAATTAGGGCCGTGCAGCACCTTCTTGTGATCGCCCGGCGGGGCATCGAAATAGTCAAACAAATAAACAGACTTGTACTTGATCAGGTCTTTATTGTATGCACAAAAAACGTGTGTACTACGCGCTTCATAACAGCCCAAATCCACAACGTCACCGGCAACATGCGCAGCCTGAGAAAGCGCCCAGCACAAATTGTGTATGCGCCACGACCTAGCCTGCAAAATGTGATCGTATTCATAAACTTTCATGGCATCCGCAAAAGCCTTGTCTTCTAAAAAGAACAAGTTACGAAACCATACAGCTAAATCATCGTGCATCGTTGCCGTCGTGGCCGGGTCGGTAATCTTCAAATGCCCCGCCATCGAAGTCAGCAACCCGCGGAATTCTTCTATGCTCTCTTTATCAGCGAACAGACTTTTATAGTCCTTGTTAATCAAAAGACATGTTGGAACCATCAGTTTCATATCTCAAACTCCGACTTAAACAAGTCACGGTCTTGAATAGAGGCGTCTATGCGCCTTCGCAAATAAACAATCTCAGCTTGCAGGGCCAGCAGTTCTCTTGAAATCAAGTCCGCCTCAGTCCACAACCCCTGCTCGCGGATCTTGGCTAGTGCTAAGAAAACATCGTCGCCCCACAGGTTTTTCATGGCTCCCACCCTTCTCCTTTTTGGTCAAATTCAAACCACTCGCAAACTTCAAGCATTACAGCCTCATTGATCTGCTTTTCGATCTGCTCTTTTGTCGGCGCATCGTCGTGTTTGTATGCCCGACGCAACCCCCGTGTCACACCGGCCTCGACGCACATCTGAATCAGCTTGTAAGTGTCAGGTTTCATACCTCACCCCTCGCCCGAATCGCGGCGGCAATATCGGAGCCAAACACCAGTTCCATATCAAATACGCCTTCAACATATTTCGCACACGCCTCCCGCTCGGCTTTCACCGCAGCGTCAAGCAACCCACAAAACTGCGTCGTCCTTTGCCCTTTGGCGCATTGTCGCCAGCCGTCGCGGGTCATCTGCTGCTCTTTCTCGGCGGCAACGAGGGCCGCGAAAGTTTCTAATCGCTGCACCTCCACCGCGTGTAAAAGTGAATACTCTGTCCATCCAGCCTCTCGCGCCATGCGGATAATGTCGTCTTGGGTCATCGCAGCCACTCCATGACCGTCACGGCCAGCCAGATCACAAGCCCGACCGGCACTCCAATCACACCGGCCAGCAACAGCAGCACAAACAGCAATTGCCGCAACGTCGGCGGCGGCATTCCTCCGACTGGCATATATCACCCTCCGTAATACTTCAGAACAATTTTGAACGCATCAATATGACGCTGCATCTCAGCAACGTCCTTAGCCTTATCAGAATGGAATATGCAAACACCCTTGCCGATCTTGCGGGCCTTCAAATCACGCCGTAATGACCCAAGAGCGTTTTGCAAATCACTGCGCACAATTGCGTCCAGCCCCTGCGAACATACTTCTAATTTCATGTCATACGCCCCACAAAAAAGCCCACCGTGAAAACCACTACTGACAGCGCAATCTCCGCCACCAGCACCTTATCGCCCAACTCCTCACGGTCGCGCTCCATCTGCTTGATCTTCTCCTCAAGCCCGCGAATCTCAGCCCGTAGCCGATCTTGTGAATACTCCAGTTTCACCAGTAGTACCCTCCGGTTCGCCTGCGACTACACGCCCAGTTCGGCGGCGGTACATGATCCCAGTCGCGCCAAAACTTAACGCGCATCCTCGCCTTCCAACTCTGATACCAGTTCATTTGGATCTGTCCTCGCTAATTCCATTTCGAGTGATCGTATTTCGCGCTGCTTTGCGTAAATCTGCTCTAACAGATATTCCGCCTTTGTCTTTCGCCAGCGCCCTGAAGCCACCTTGCCGTCTGAGTGATCGTCTTGCTTTATCAATGCCATCGCATAACTCCCTTATAAGAGTCTGTATCTGCCTCCGCTGCCGATCCCGCCGCCGCTTCTCCAACCAACGCTTCGTGTCCTCTATCGTCGCCTTGCGAGTAGGGCCAGACTTGCGCTGGTATGAACACCGGCCAGCATGCTCAACCCCACATTCCGGGCAACGGCGCAACACCTTCGGCGCTAATCCATACGCTGTGCGCCAGTCACTCATCCATCTCCTCCTCAATGCAGCGGCTGAAGTCCTCATCACCACACTCCGGACAATGCTGCGTGACACACACCACCTCACTCGACACCGCGCTGCCGTAAAAAATCAGATCCGTGTGCTCCTGAATGTACGGCTCGCTAAATTCATGTTGGCATTCGCCACACTTAAACCATGTCATCGCATCACCTTATCCAAAAATAAACTAAAGGCTTTTAAGTACTGCTCGCCCTCGACCACAACACGCGCCACTTCCTGCTGCGCCACTTGCTCCAGCTTCTGCTGTACCTCCGCATACTCGCGGTAGCCACGATCCAGTTCCTGTGATTCCATCTCGTTGTCCATGTGCTCTCTCCTGTAGAGTGCTATTGAAAACAACCGGCTTGCTCAAGTTACACCTAGCCGATATAAGAAACAACCCCCTTGCGTAAAAAAGTTGCCTGTGCCCGCTGCCCTGCGGTATCGTTGCCAATATGAAAGCCGCAGATTTTGTCGGAATGCTCTTTTTGGCCCGTGATGTTGCCCACAGCGTTCATCTCAATACGCGCTCGTATGCCGTTCATAAGGCCACACAAAAGTTCTACGAAAGCCTGCCAGACCTAGCCGATTCATTCGCAGAAGCCTATCAAGGTCGCCACGGGTTGATCGGCCCCATCTCGCTCATGTCCGCTGCCAAAAACAATGACCTCGTGGAATTTCTGGAAGATCAACTCGACCAGATCCGCGCCAACCGCTATGAGTTCTGTGACCGCGAAGAAACCGCCATCCAGAACATCATTGACGAAATAGTCGGTCATTACTTAAGCACGATATACAAACTGCGCTTCTTGTCGTAATCACTGCGCCGTAAAGCGCAACAACGTATTCGGCACCAACATCGCCGTCTTACGTAGCAGCTTGGGATATATGAGCCCATAAAACGATGGCCCCAACCCGGCTAGCAGATTCATGGCATTCGCTACGCCCTTCTCGATGCCCACAAAATCGTCCAGCACAAACACCGTCCGGTCGTGCATCAGCTTCTTAATCAACGGTAGATCATCCGCTGCTAGTCGCCCGTCAACGTAAAACAGATCTACCTTTGTGTTAGTCGATATAAGACTCTCGAACATGCTCGTCGAAGTCTGGCACGGGTACTGATGCACTAACACATTAGGGCTTAGTTGCGGCAACTGAATGTCGTTGCTCACATCGCAAGTGTGAATCACCCCGCCGCGCATCGCAGACGCCATCGCAGCCGTAGAACGCCCGATAAACGTCCCCACCTCAGCCACCGTAGCCGGGTTGAAGTGCCCGATAATCTCCTGCAGGTCGACAACATCGTCACGGTCAAGCGATCCCGTGTTGTGCTGCGCCCCCTCGCGCAACCCGTCCAGCTCATCAAACAGCCCACCCAGCCCTTTTGCCGTCGTGCTTCTGATCCGTCGCCAGACCATTTCGCTCAGCATCGCACGGTCAATCGTAATCGGGTTCATAACCACCTCCGAAATATAAGAATGCCCACCGCAAAAATCCCCAGCCATAAGGCCACCAATTCAGCAATCGCAACGTCGGTCGGAGTCATGCGGCATCCTCGCCCATAACGTCCCAGCGGTGATACTCATCCACCTCGTCGTCGGCCTCCTCGACCCAGTACTCGTCCTCGCTGAAACTCAGGGTCACCGGACACCCGCTCAACGAATCGCTCGCCCTGATTTCAATGTGCGGCGGACAAGATTCCTCGGCCTTATCAGCCCATGCGTTCAGCTCAACCGAATTCATCGGCGGATATTTGAAATTCACCCGCAGCCAGTCCTGCAACCGCTGCATGCCGCGCTCGTTCAATGTGTTCATAGTGTGCTCCCGTAAAAAATGGGCGGTTAGCAGTCCCGCCCCAGTTGGCTTACGAATTAACTGCTTTGAGTGCGCTATAAAAGTTTTCGCTGTTGCGCTCCTCGCGTGTTTTGTGTCGCGGATAGTCCCCCGGCACCGTCACCCAATACCCGCCGAAACATTTGAATTCCATTTGAGGCCCAGATACGTCCACCAACACCACGCCACCGTCGCCGTGGCTGTCCGTCTCCGTCAGTACACTGTCCGCGTTCCAAATGCCGAAAGACAGGTTGCCCTCGTTGCCGTTGATACACTCCTGCACCAGACGCGCCGCCGTATATTGGACGTCACCGCCCCGGCCCTTCATACGCTCGCGCAGCCGGTCGCAAATGTCCCGCACCTCATCGCCGGACCAGTGGCAATAGATGACTGGGGAAAACTCCTCACCGCGTACTACCTGAAACAATACTCGCTCGCCCATGTTTGCTATCTCCGTGTTATGTGTGATTGATTAAACGGCAATTGCTGCGGCAATCTTTCGCGAGGCTACCCGCGCCGCTTCAAGTGCCTCTAGCAACAAGTCATCTGCGCATTCAGACAAATAATCGTTATCTGAGCCGGGAACATTGCAGTCGATACCCCAAAGACTTGCGGCATGCTCAGAAACGCATACGTCATCAACAAAAACGGACAACACGACACCAACGAATGACCATTCGTCGCGGTTCCAAGACTCGACCTGCTCAGGAAAGTAACAATCAAAATCCGTGGGTCGCGTCTCAGTGTCGTGATGAACAACTGCCGCAATGGTGAACGGGCCAACTTCCACAGTGCGTCGATCCCCTATGCAAACAAATGAGTCAAAATTGGGAAACTTAGGAAGTGCTTGTGTCATGGTCGTTTGCTCCTTTTGCGTGTTTAGCGTGTTCAATCGATAGGGCCATCATACGCAAGCGGGTTGTGTAATCAAGCCCATCGAATTAAGCGACCACTAGGCGGTTGCTTCCAGTTCCTTGATCCGTTGCCGAAGGCGGTCAATCTCAGTTTGCAATACCCTATTTTGAGTCGCGAGCTGAGACACCGGATCCACATAAGCCATCGAAACCAAATACAACCCGCGACCCGCCTTCTCTGCCTCGCCGCGCAGTACATACCGATCCAAACATTGGCGGCATGACCCGCGATCACCCGTCACCCTATTGCCAAACATCTCTATAGCTTTGGCGTACACCTGCTTTACCGTTGCCGGTTCGCTGAATGTCGCAAGCGCCTCAAAGTACACCGATACATTCGCCATTTTTTTACCCTCAGGTTATCTAAGAATGTGAATAAGTGACGACTTCACTTACTTAGGCGTTATAACATCACTTATTCACCTTTTTACTCTAAGATAAGTAACTTACTGAAGCAACCTGTCGCATGAAAGATATGAAAGAAATAGGCGCGGATAAAATTATTTCGTCGCCGGTAAGTGCCTGAAAGGATTGAGTTAAATGGTGATTTTGACGGCCAAAACGATTTTTTCTATTTCTTTCCTAGGTCTAATTAAAAGAGGCAGATCAGGGAGTCTAAAGTGACGTGTTGCAGAAAAGAGACAGGGGGAAAGGTGTAAGGAAAGAAATAAAAGAAAGGAATAAAAAGAGAGATATATCTATTTAGAGAGATTTTCACTAGTCTTTTCAGTCACTTAGAGATGGTCAAGTGTTCCCAATTAATTCTAGCGCAAGCCAAATAGTTCTTAGAATTAAATCAAACGCCCTTTACGGCAGCGAAACTCCAGTATAAGATGGCCCCCATGTATCCAGATATGCGATATAAGATGCGCGTGTCGATATAAGGCGATATAAGGTCATTAGGGAGACTTTTACGCATGAGCAAGGGTAAGGCTGCGGGTAACCAGAAGGCCGCTGTAAAGACCGCTGAGGCCGATATAGGGAAGGGCGATATAAGACAGGTGTATGCCGATATAACACCGCAATATCAGGGTGATATCACTTTGGTAACGCCCATAAATGACAATAGACGCCACCCTGACCAGACCCTATCGGCTGCGGTAGCGTCTATGTCGTTCGCCGGATTCGATGCCCGCCGCATATGCTCAGCCCTGCGAATCAGCCCCAACACGCTCCACAGCCACTATCAGGACGAATTCGAGAACGGGTGCTCGCGCATGGTTGACCGTATCGCCGGTTCCCTAGCACAGCGCGCACTGGCGGGCAGCGATACCGCAGCCATTTTCCTGCTGAAAACGCGCGGGCAGGGCAAGTTTACTGAGCGGCAGGCACTAGACGTTAGTGTAGAAGTCACCCACAAGTCAGAGTTGGTGACCGAATTAGCGGGCCTGATAGGGCGCGGCATCACCATAGACATGGAACCGACAGACGAAAAAAAGGGGGCCGAAGCCCCCTAGTAGCGCCACGTTGAGCCCGCGCTAGTCCATTAGTGCTTCCAGCGTAACGGGCTGGCCCCCGGGTGCTACGGGTTGCGGTGCGTCAATAATCGCGGGTTGCCCGCCATCGTCTGGCGTTTCGCCTAAGGCCAAACATGCCGCTATGTAGCGCACTCGCTCAGATAAAGGGCCGTTGTAGGTTAGTGCGACGTCTGTAGCGGTTTCGGCATCGGGCACTAGGATTGCGTCTAGACAATCGCCGCGCCAGTAGTTTTTGATGCGCCCTAGGTTTGCATCGGGCCCTATCACGTTTTCAAGGTACCAGCTCAGCCAGTGCCCGCCCTTTTTGACGTGCTCCGCGTTCCATGTGCGCACCACGATAACGTCACAATCTCTTTTGAACATTTTTGCCATCTCCGATTCGATGCTAGATGCATCCCGCAAGGCCCTAGGATTGCGCCTAAGACCCTGCAGGCTGCGGACTAGGCCGCTATAGCGTATTGGCTGGCGAGCGCCTTTAGCGCCTTTTGCTTGAGCGCATCACCTGCCCCCAATTGAGTGCTAGCAAACCGCGCACCGCGTGCGCCATCGTTTTCCGTGTCGCGAACGGTAGCGGCATGGTCTACGTAGTACGTCACGGCATTTAATAGGCCGTAGGCCGTGCCGTCCGCACTGGCAAGCTGTGAGCCCGGCGCCTTTTTGTAGGCCGTCACAAGGGCGCGCAGATTGTTTTCGGCCTTAGTGCTCACAATTTTCGAGCCCTTGCCGTCCACCTTCCCAATATCCGCCGGGTTGATGTCAAGCAAACCAGCCAAAAAGTCTAGCGCGGCTTTGTTGTCAACCTTAATTTTTGCCAGTGCGTGCCACTGTTCGCTAGTAATGCGATGCTGTTCACCCAAAAGGCCGAAAGCCCGCGCCAGTCCCGCGCTATCAAACTGCGTCGAATGCTTATTCTTGTAACCACGTTCTAATGCGTCACGGTCAACCATCCGCATGGTGTTGGCGCACACTTGGCGCACAGTAGTGGCCACTAAGTCGGTAGCACGCGAGCCATCGAAACTAGTTTGCAGTCGAATGTAACTGTCCACCTGATCGTTGCCGGGCATCAGGAATCCATAGTCCGGCCCAAGTTTGGCCATACACCACACAATGCGCCCGCCACGCACCGCGCCTGCGGTTTCAATTGACAATCCATTGTCGCTGAGAAAGTCTGCGAAAAATTCCATAATCTCGCGGGGCTGATGGACGTTATAGCGATTTTCAGAGACCACACCTAAGGCCGCGCCCGTGTCGCTACGGTAGAGCACGGATTGATTGTCAAAATTCATGGTCCGCCCGTCGCTGGTGTTATAGATGACGGGGGCGCGGTTCGCGTTCCAATTGAGCCCGGCCTTTTGCGTGATGGTGTCGATGCTATCGCCGGGTTCGATGGATTGTCCCAAGCCGTGCCATGCTGAGGCCGCACCGCCTACCGCCGCGAATGCATAGATGCCGGTGCTGTTGTCGATTTCATGTGCCATTGTCTTACCCTCTTTTGAGTGTTGATTGTGTCGCCGTCAATTGACGGCCCATCAATTCTAGTTTAGCGCAAGCGCTTTGCGCAACTATTGCATCCAAAATGGATACATTTGCTTGGAGCGTGTATCAGGGACAATTCACCACAGCACACGCTAGGCCATAAGACGCTAGAATGAATACATGACACAATGCGCGACGATGCCCCCGGGTCCCTCGCATGATGTTATAACGTGATGCAGTAGGGACCCCCGCCCGCCCCCCGCCCCCACACAAAACGACCCGGGGGGAGTAGGGTCCCATCTGCGGTATTCACCCCCAACCCCACCTGCACTTTTGACTGCTCTACCCCCTTGTGCTAGTTTCCACTAGGGTCCCATCTACTACTTGGAGTTGACATGGCTAGTAAGTCTGGTTTGTACGCGAACATTCACGCCAAGCGGCAACGGATTGCTCAAGGTTCCCCTGAGAAAATGCGCAAGCCCGGGTCCCCGGGTGCTCCAACGGCCAAGGCATTTAGGGAGTCTGCGAAGACGGCCAAGAAGCGATAAGTTATGACGAAGCTGGCTGAGCAGAAGCCGCTGACGCAGAAGGAGTTGATTAAGAAGCTCAACGAGTTATCTGTTGAGGATCTTGAGGCGTTGTTGGCGCATACGAAGTGGGAGCAGGCTCGGCACAAGCATCAGGTGCCTCCGGGCGGCTTATGGACGGTGTGGTTGATGTTGGCGGGTCGTGGTGCGGGCAAGACTCGTGCGGCGGCGGAGTGGACTTGGTGGGAGGCGTATCAGAATCCTGAGACTCGTTGGTTGGTGTGTGCGCCGACTTCTGCGGACATTAGAGACACTTGTTTTGAGGGGGATTCGGGGTTGATCAGTGTCATTCCCGAGAAGTTGGTCAAGGAGTACAACCGTTCGTTGTCTGAGATTATTTTGACCAACGGGTCGCTCATCAAAGGCATTTCTGCGGAGACTCCGGATCGGTTGCGTGGTGGTCAGTGGCATGGTGCGTGGACGGACGAGTTAGCGGCGTGGCAATACGATCAAGAGGCGTGGGACATGATTATGTTTGCGCTTCGATTGGGCAAGCATCCGCGTATTGTGGCGACGACGACGCCGAAGCCGAAGGCATTGATTCGGGATTTGATTGAGCGTGATGGTGCGGATGTACACGTTACGCGGGCATCGACTTACGAGAACATTGCCAATTTGGCGCCGACGTTTCAGCAGCAGTTGTTGAAGTTTGAGGGGACGACTTTGGGTCGTCAGGAGATTCACGCTGAGGTGTTGAACCCTGAGGATCAGGGGATTATCAAGCGATCTTGGGTAAATTTGTGGCCTGCTAAGGTTCCGTTGCCGCAATTTGAGCAGATTGTGATGAGTTTAGACACGGCATTTACGGAGCAGACGCGAGACAAGAAGACATCTGACGCGGACCCGAGTGCATGTGTGGTGTTGGGGTTATTTTACGAGAAAGAGAAGCCTAACATCATGTTGTTGGACTGTTGGGAGGAGCGTTTAGGGATGCCTGATTTGATCAGGAAGGTGCAGAAGGAGCGTGAGGTGTATTACGGTGGGGAGGAGCAGAGGCCGGTGATTAAGCCGATATACGGACCGAATCGCACCAAGGGCTACGGGAGGCGTCCGGACACGATTGTGATTGAGGACAAGGGGTCTGGGATTAGTCTTCGGCAGATGTTGGCGCGTGAGGGGATCATTGCGCATGCGTACAACCCGGGCAAGGCGTCAAAATTGACTCGTTTGCACATGGTTTCGCATCTTTTTGCGAGTGGGATGGTGTGGTTTGTGGAGTCTGAGAAGCGAAAAGGGCAGGTTAGGAGCTGGGCGGAGCCGTTGTTGTACCAGTTGTGTGCATTTTCGGGTGAGGGGAGCATACGTCACGACGATTTGATGGACGCTTGCACGCAGGGATTACGTTTTCTGGCGGACATGGATATGATAAGTGTGAGTAAGCCTAAGCCTGTTCAGCCGAAATTGATCATTACTGAGCGTCCGAGAGGTAATCCGTATGGCGTCTGAGAACGAGAACCCGATGGAAGAGGCCCAAGAAGAGTTGGGCGAGATGTTTGATCTTCCCGAGGAGGTTTTGGACGTTGAGGACACTGAGGACGGTGGTGCAATTGTTCGTTTTGGCGACGAAGAGGGTGAAGAGGGTGGTGTAAACCTAGAATTTTATGCAAATTTGGCTGAAACCTTGCCTGAGAGCGAGATGGAGGCGGTTGCGCAGGAGTTTTTGGGGTTAATTGAGCGTGACAAAGAGGCGCGCAAGAAGCGTGATGAGCAATATGAAGAGGGATTGCGACGGACGGGCTTGGGAGATGATGCACCGGGCGGGGCTGCGTTTTCTGGTGCAAGTCGAGTTGTGCATCCCATGCTCACGGAGGTATGCGTTGACTTCTCTGCCCGCGCTATTAAGGAGCTTTTCCCGGCTGCGGGGCCAGTAAAGGACTTTATTGTTGGTGATGAGACTCCGGCGAAGGTTGCCAAGGCTCGTCGGAAGACGAATTATTTTAATTGGCAGTTGACGCAGCAGATGCCTGAGTTTCGGGCCGAGTTGGAGCAGTTGCTGACTCAGGTTCCGCTGGGTGGTGCTCAGTATTTGAAGTTGTCATGGGATGGCAACAAGAAGCGTCCGGTGCCGTTGTTTGTTGCGATTGACGATGTGTATTTGCCCTTTGCGGCGACGAATTTTTACTCAGCCGAGCGCAAGACTCACGTTCAGTATGTGACTGAGATTGAGTATTTGCAGCGTGTAAAGTCTGGGATGTACCGGGATGTGGACTTGACGCCGGTATCTGCTGACCCGGATGTGAGCAAGTCTGAGAAGGCGAACGACAAGATTGAGGGCCGTGACGCGCAGGCGTATGACACGGACGGTTTGCGTAAGATTTTCGAGATTTACGCGATTGTGGATCTTGAGGAGGAGTACGGGTTAGCGCCGTACATTCTTTCGATTGACAAATCGACGGGCAAAGTTCTGAGCATTTATCGGAACTGGCAAGAAGATGACTCCACCATGGAAGAGATGCAGTGGATCATTGAGTTCCCGTTTGTGCCGTGGCGTGGTGCGTACCCGATTGGCATTCCGCAGATGATTGGCGGCATTTCGGCAGCGGCTACGGGTGCATTGCGTGCGTTGTTGGACAGTGCGCACATTGCGAATTTCCCGGGCATGTTGAAGTTGAAGGGCGGCCGCGAGGGTGGTCAGTCAGAGCGCATTGATCCGACTGAGGTCAAGGAGATTGAGGGCGGTGCGTTCAGCGATGACATTCGCAAGATTGCGATGCCGTTGCCTTTTAACCAGCCGTCTCAGGTTCTGTTCTCTCTGCTTGGCTTTTTGGTGGACGCGGGCAAGAACGTTGTTCGCACCACGATGGAGGAGATGACTGATTCTAGCGCTAACGTTCCGGTTGGCACGCAATTGGCGCGTGTTGAGCAGGGCATGGTGGTTTTCAGCGCGATTCACGCTCGGTTGCACGATGCGATGGGCCGGACGTTGCGCGTGTTGCATCGTATCAACGCGATGTACTTGGACGATGACGACATCAAGGACGAAATAGGCGAGTTGTTGGTCAAGCGGTCTGACTTTGACGGCCCGATGGATGTGGTGCCGGTTTCGGACCCCAACATTTTCTCCGAGGCCCAGCGATTTGCGCAGGTTCAGGCGATTGCCCAGCGTTCGGTGGCGTTGCCTCAGATTTACGACTTGCGCAAAGTAGAAGAGCGCATTTTGGATCAGTTGAAGATTCCGAATGCCAAGGACTTGTTGGTCCCGGCTGCGAAGCCCAAGGAGATGAATGCGGTCAACGAGAACGTAGCGGCGAGTTTAGGTCGTCCTATTAGCGCATTCCCCGAGCAGGACCATCTTGCGCACTTGCAGGTACATTTGGACTATCTGACTTCTCCCATTTTGGGAGCTTCGATGTTGATGGGCCCGCAGTACATTCCCTTGATTATGAATCACATCAAGGAGCACATTGCGCTGTGGTATGCCACACATATTTTTGAGGTGGCTTCACAGGCGGCGGGCCGCGACATTTCTGAGTTCCAGAAAGAGAAGGCGATTCCGGTGAAGAAAGAGTTTGATCAACTTTTGGCTGCGGCAAGTCAGCGCGTAGTTCCGGATGCCCAGCGTGCGTTTGGTGCTATTCCGCAGATTGTGCAACAGGCGATGGGCGCTCTTCAGCAGATGGCGCAGCAGAACATGCCGCAAGATCCGAAGGTGCAGGCTCAGATGGCCGAGGTACAGCGCAAGGCTACGGCGGATCAGGCGAACTTGCAGGTCAAGCAGGCAGAGTTGCAGTTGGCTGCTGCGAAATTGCAGCGTGAAGAGGCCCAGATGCAGCAGCGTCAGCAAGACAACATGCAGCGCGAGACGATTAAGCAGGATCGGTTGGACAAGCGTCAGGCGGCGGAACTTGAGGTCAAGTTGGTCACGAATCGCGAAGACAACGATACGGCGAAGCAAATTGCCGCGATGGAAGCGGTTACGGGTGAGAAAGTTGGTGTTTCGACAGGCACAGGTATCAATCCTTAAGAGGTGATTTATGGCGATCAAACAGCACAAGCTGATGGCAATGGGCGTCAAAGTGACTGGCCAGACGATGCCATCGGGCAACATGCCGAAGGGTATGGCGAATGGTAAGGGGGTAAAGGGCGACCCCAAGGCAACGCCCGCTATGATGACTAAGGGGAAGAAAAACGCATGATTGAGCGATTGATTGACGAGTTGGAGTTGGCCAAGGCTCGCGTTGCACACGATGCGATGAAGCGGCAACTAGAAGGTAAGGACGCTCGTTTTGAATATGGCAAGGCAGTGGGCACTTACGCCGGGTTGCAGGCCGCGATTAATTACATCAATGGTCTTCTAAACGCAGAAGAAGACGAGGAACTTTAAAAATGTCTAAGTTGAATGAGGCTTTTCCGAGTGTAGAGCCCGGGTTGATTCCGTTTGGTTCTCGGGTTTTGGTGCAGATTCGTACCGCAAAAAAGACTTCCGAAGGTGGAATCATTTTGCATACGGAGACACGAGAAACCGAGATTTGGAATACTCAGATTGCAAAGGTAATCACACTAGGGCCGTTGGCTTTTAAAAACCGCAATACGATGGAGTCGTGGCCGGAGGGCAACTGGTGCAAGCCGGGTGACTTTGTGCGCGTTCCGAAATATGGCGGTGATCGTTGGAAAGTTGCTTTTGGCAAGGACGATCAAGAAGAAGCGCTTTTTGTGATTTTTAACGACCTTGACATTGTGGGCGGAGTCACTGGCGACCCGCTTTTGATCAAGGCATTTATCTGAGGTATTTATGGCTACTGAAAAACTGACTGAAGGCGACGAGGTTCCTGAAAAGGAAGAATACGTTGCTGTAGAGACCCCCGTCGAAAAACAAGATGACGAGGGCGAAGATCAAGAGGCTTCTGCTGAAGATGCAGATGATGAGCGTCTTGCCGAATCAGACGACCAAGACGATGAGCAAACTCAGAATGGCCGTCGCCCGCTGACTCCGGAAGAAAAGCGTGCCCAGCGCCAGCAGCGCAAGTTCCGCCGCAAGGCTGCGATTGAGCATAAAGAGCGTGAGTTGGCTTTTTTGCGTGCCGAGAACGAAGAGTTCAAGAAGCGCCTTTCTAATGTTGAAAAGCAGACCAACCAGTTCAACATCAACACGGTTGACCAGCGGCTCAATGAGGCTTTGAACGAAGCCAATATGGCTGAGCGCATTATGGCTAAGGCCATTGAGCAGGGTCAGGGCGAAGATGTCACCAAGGCGCTTCAGATTCGTGATGCCGCTATGGAGCGTGCCCGTCAACTGAAGGTGGCTAAGGAACAGGCTGAAAACACGCAGCCATCTAAGCCGCAAAAAGACCCCCGCGTTGCTGCCTACGCCAAAGAGTGGATTGATGCCAATAACTGGTACGACCCCTCTGGCAAGGACGAGGACTCAGCAATCGTTAAGGTGATCGACCAGCGTCTGGCAGCGGAAGGCTACAATCCGGCATCGGAAGATTACTGGATTGAACTTGATAACCGGGTGGCTCGCAGGCTTCCCCATCGTTACGGAGAGGAATCTGTGGGAAAGCCTAAGGCTAAGCGTGGCGGCCCGCCCGTAGGTGGAAAGCGCGAATATGCGCCGCCGTCTACCCGTAAAGAGGTCTATATCAGTCCAGAGCGCAAGCAAGCACTTATTGACGCCGGGGTATGGGATGATCCAAACTTGCGTCAGAAGTATATTAAGCGTTATGCTGAATATGACCGTAATTCTTCTTCTCGCTAAATAAGGGAGCGAGTTATTTATGAGTGATGAAAGACTGAAGAAAGTTCTTGGCGAAGGTCGGGAAAGCCGCAGCGCGTATGATCGCGTAGCCACTGAGAGCCGTGAGCTGTCAGACGACGACCGAGTTGAGATGTTTCGTCAGCAGTTTATTCAGGCCGCGTTGCCTGATCTGCCGAAGATTCCGGGTTACCACACTTGCTGGTTGACCACGACAAACCCTAGAGATTCGATTCAGGCGCGTATTCGACTCGGTTATGAGCCGATTAAGCCCGAAGAAGTGCCCGGTTGGGAGTACGCTTCGATTAAAACTGGCGAATGGACGGGGTTTATTGGGGTTAACGAGATGTTGGCTTTCAAGCTCCCGATGTCGCTGTACAAACGGTACATGCATGCGGTGCATTACGATGCGCCCAATCAGGAAGAGAGCCGACTGGTTAGCGCAAACGAACGCATGCGAGAGCAGGCTGAAAGCGCTGGTTCTAAGTTGGTCGAAGGTGACGGCATGTCGGCGATTCGGGAATCGTCCAAGGTACGCGCTCCGCAAGAGTGGTAACTTGGTTACTTATTTTTTAGAGGGTTTTTAACATGCCAGCAACCAGTGCAGCTTTTGGTCTGCGCCCGGTTTATCATCCGAGTGGCGTTCTTCGCACCACCGCGATGAGCATCGAATCCGGGTACGGGTCCAACATTCTCCAGTATCAGCCGGTTTACATTGGCGCTAGCGGTACGATTGAAGCCGCTGCCGCTACTGAGGCGGCTATTGTCGGTACGTTCATGGGTGTCGAGTTCACCGACTCCGATGGGCGACGTCGCGTCAGCAACAAGTGGACGGCCAACACGGTCGCTTCCGATGTTGTGGCTTATGTGACGACTGATCCCGCCATCGTGTACGAGATTCAGGCGAACAGCTCGCTTGTGATCACGGACATCGGCGCTCAGGCCGACTTCGCCAGCGTCACTGCCGGTAGCACCACCACGGGCCTCTCTGCGGCCATGTTGGACGTTGCCCAGAAGACGACTTCCGGTAACGAAATCCTTCGCGTTATTGGTCTCGGCGCCGAGGTCAACAATGCTTGGGGTGACGCTTATACCATCGTTCAGGTCCAGATCAGCCAGCACCAGTACGTGGCTGACAAGGCCGCATTCTAAAGGAGGACTAGAACATGGCAGTCCCAATGCGTAGTACTGACTTTCGTTCCATTGTTGAGCCGATTCTTAATGAGGCTTTCGATGGCGTTTATGACCAGCGTGCTGACGAGTGGAAGCAAGTATTCGTCCAGCAGCAGGGCATTCCCCGTAACTACCACGAAGAGCCGGTCCTGTATGGCTTCGGCGCTGCTCCGGAACTCCCGGACGGCACGGCAGTCAATTACGACTCCGGCGGCGTGCTCTTCATTCAGCGTTATGTCTACAAGGTCTATGGCCTTGCATTCGCGCTGACGAAGGTGCTCGTGGAAGATGGTGACCACATCCGTATCGGCCAGACCTACGCGAAGCATCTCGCGCAGTCGCTGATCGAAACGAAGGAAACCCTCTGCGCCAACGTGCTGAACCGTGCCTTCACGGCGGGCTACAACGGCGGCGACGGCGTAACGCTCGTCAATGCCAACCACCCCATCGCGACCGGCACCTTCAGCAATCAGCTCACCACCCCGGCTGCGCTCTCGCAGACCTCGCTGGAGCAGCTCCTCATCCAGATCCGCAACGCTGTTGACAACAACGGCAAGCGCATCCGGCTGAACCCGGAGAAACTCGTGGTGTCGCCGTCGAACGTGTTCCAAGCGGAAGTGCTCCTCAAGAGCGTCCTCCGTACCGGCACGGCTGACAACGACATCAACCCGGTGAAGTCGATGGGCCTCCTTGCTGGCGGTCAGGCCAACCTCTCGCGTCTTACCTCGACCACCGCGTGGTGGATCAAGACGGATGCGCCGGAAGGTCTGAAGTTGATGATGCGTCGTGGTCTGGAGAAGTCAATGGAAGGCGACTTCGAGACCGACAGCACGCGTTTCAAAAGTACAGAACGCTACGCAGTCGGATTCACCGATCCTCGGACGGTGTACGGCACGGCTGGCGTTTAAGTGCTTGATTTCTAGGGATATTTTTTCCTAGACAGCCTCTTGCCCGGTGCTGTATGATTGAGGCTCTTATTGAAATAGGAGTCGCATCATGCAGACACCGGGCAAGTTTTATGTGTACGTTTATCTTGATCCCCGTCCGGGGAAAGGGCTTCAGCCTATCTACGTTGGTAAAGGCACCGTAGATTTAGACCGCGCTAGTGACCACTGGGAGCGTCGGTGCGTTAATCCATTTTTGCAACGAGTGCTCGATAAGATTCGAGCAGCGGGCCTTGTTCCGCAAATTACGATTGCTGCTTACATGGATAGCGAAAACGAAGCCTTTGCTATGGAGTGCGATTTGATTGCTGAGTATGGGCGGCGAGATTTGCGAACTGGATCGCTTTGTAATTTAACTAGCGGAGGGCAAGGCACCGCCGGAAGAAAATGGACAGAAGAACAGCGGAAAAGGTTTTTCTCTAGTTTGACTCCGGAATGGAAAGCGTTAGTTAGTGAAATTAGAAAAACGCTTTGGCAAAAGCCTGAATACCGTAAAAAGCAAATAGCAAAAATTCATAAGAACGCCGCCGACCCTGCCCACCGCGCCAAACTCCGGGCAGCGATTCTGAAGAGCCGTACTGAGGAGGTACGCAATCGGATCAGCGTAGTGATGCGTGAGAACTGGCAGTCTGAGGAGTACCGGGCTAAGCAGGCAGCGAGCAGAGCTGAGGCGCACGCCAGACCGGAGGAAAAGTCTCGCAAGAGCGCGGCGTCAAAAAAGGTGTGGACACAGCACCGCGATAAGATTAGTCTTGCAATTAGGACCGCGAAATCGACTCCGGAGCGCCGCGCTGAGGCTAGTAAAAAGTCTAAAGCGTATTACGAGAGTGAAGACGCTCGTAAAGCAGCAGGGGAGTATGCGAAGGCGTATAATACGCCGGAAGTTCGCGCAGCGAAAGCGGAATTGTTAAGGCAGCGTTGGGCAGATCCTGAGTTTAAAGCAAAGATGCTAGCGAAGAGGAAGTCCAAAGCGGCGGAGGCAAAATAGTTCTAGGTGTAACCAGCCCATCAGACCGGCCTAGCGGACGATGCATAGACGGATGGGCGACTCATGCATGAGGTAACTTTCAATGGCTAGTACACGTTTTTCTGGTCCTGTAAATTCTGATAACGGCTTTTCTGGTTCGGTGATGACGGCGGGTTCAGCGAACATTACGACGCTGACTTCGGCTTCGGGCACGATTACGAACCTGTTGACGACCACCCTGACGATTGGCAGCACCAAGATTATTGAAGGCAGCGGCGTGTCGGGACTGGTCTCGGCTCAGCTTGGCTATCTGCAGGTGATGGTTGGCGCTAACACTCGTTATATTGGGTTGTTCCGCAGCTTCACTCTGTAATTTTTTTGCGGAGGTGTCGCCATGCGTCCTGTTGTATTTACTATTAGCGGGGCAGCGGGAACGTCTGCGGTTTGCCCGTTAGATCACTATATTTCTCCGTTTAACGTTGCCTTGGGTGGTACGGTTACGGGGACGGTGAACTATACGGTGCAGTACACGTTTGACGACGTTTTTGCTGCGAATTACGACCCATCTTTGGGTAATTGGGTGAACCACCCGAGCATGACTTCGCTGACTGCGAGTGGGGATTCCAACATTGCGTATCCTGTTCGGGGTGTGCGATTGGTGCAGAATTCTGGCACTGGCACGACGCGACTGTCGATCATTCAGGCTGGTGGTATCGTATGAGTATATCTACCAACATTGATGGCAGTGTGGGTGGCGGCGGACGAGTTTCTGGTATTTCTCAACTTATTGATTTGCTTGCGAATCCAAAAGATTATGAAGCGAAACTTAAGGCTTTGGAAAAGGCGACTGAGGAAAATCGGAAAATTGTTGAGGCTGTTGGCCCTGCGAGTGAAATTCCTGTTTTGCTTGAGAAGGCCAAAGCAAACAAGGAGGAGGCTGACGCTGTGTTGGCTTCTGCTAAGGCGGCGGCTGCGCAAGAATTAAAGGCGGCTAAAAAGAAGGCTGCTGATATTGTTGCTGCTGCCGAGGCGGACGCTGATAAAAAGTCTGTTGAAGCCAATAGTTTGTGGGAGCAAGCTGCGGTTGGTCTGAAAGAGGTTCAGGAAAAAGAATCTGAGTCTCAGAAGGCAAATGCTGCTGCTCTTTTGGCTCAAGAAAATTCTGAAGCAAAACTTGTTGAAGTCGAGAAGTTGCGCGTTGAGTTGGCTGAAGTTAAAGAAGATGCTGAGAAGACGCGCAAGGAACTTCGCAAGAAGCTGGAGGCTTTTTCAAAGTCAATTAATGTATGACAGGCATAGTTGATTTTCGCAATCTACTGATTGATGAGAATGGTGATGCCATCACTTCTAGCAATCCGCTGCCAACAACTGGTGGCGGAGGTGGTGGCGGAGCGGGTGTATTTGGGCCTTATGCGTTAAATGACTTTGAGAATGGCGCTACGTTGTACCTTGGCAAGGTGAAGTCTGATGGCACTTGGCTCTTGCAGAAGTACGATCAGGCTATAGGGTCAATGCGTTATGCGAATGAGTCAAACAATGCTAGCGTGACGACTTACGCATCTGCTTGGAGCAACAAGTCCACTTTGACTTACAATGAGTTTCAAGTTTTGACTGGGGTATAAACCATGAGTATGACCAATGCGGCAGAAGCTAATCTGCTGAATCTTTTATTCCTGAACATTGACTGGGCAAACATTGGTGACGCTGCGGGTCTTCAAAACTCGGCTGCGGCGGGTAACTTCTACATTAGCCTGCATACGGCAGACCCCGGCGAATCGGGCACGCAGTCCACGAGTGAAACGAACTACACCTCGTATGCTCGGGTGGCCGTGGCTCGCGCTGGTGGTGGTTGGACGCTGACGGCACAGACCATTAGCAATACGGCGCTTGTGCAGTTCCCGCAGTGTACGGGTGGTACGTCAACGGTGACGTATTTCGGCATCGGCACAGACGCATCGGGCGCTGGCAATCTGCTGATGAGCGGTGCGCTGACATCGAGTCTTTCGGTGTCAAACGGCATTCAGCCCCAGTTTTCGGCGGGTGCGCTAACCGTCACGGTGGACTAATGATCCCAGCGGCGCAAGCAGCGGCAGACGCGCAGCGCGAAACGCCGTTGTTCCGATGTGGAGAATGTAGCGAACCGGTCATTGTCTGGAGTGGCCGGTTTTTTCGCACTTGTGAGCATTCAGACGGTGCCATCATTGCAACTCCTGAAGCAGCAAAGGTGGTAAATGGCGTTTCATAGCGTAGGCGACTTTGCTGCTGCATGGACGAATAACAGCGTTTGGCGGCAGCACTGGCACAAGACGGCAAGCCCTGTCGTGACGGGCAGTGGCTTCTGGCTGGACTTGTCTATGGCCGCAGGCACGCCGAAATACAACCCATATGTCGGTGACGCGCTTGCATTTACCCCGCTCGTGGGTGCGAGCAACAATGGCATCAACACCGGATACGGTGGAGACAGTTACATCGTCCGCTACGCACTAGGCGGTGGCGGTACGGCCAGCGGCATTTGGCCGGGCAACGCAATGCTGCTCGATTACTGCGGGTTTTATCCGCTCGTGGACATGGATTCGACCGACCCGCAGTTGTTTGACAACACTAACTGGGCCAGCCGGTATAGCGCGGGAATGCGGCTTATGGTCGTGACGACGATCCCGCAGACAACCCCATCGCCTACGCAAGTTATTCTGGAATACGTCGGTAGTAATGGCGTATCGGCAACGGTCAACTTTTGGATTAACGCGATGAACGTCGCGGGCAACATTAACGTATTCAGCAGCGCGACCGGCGCAACATCAGGTTTTGCGTGTCCGTTTGTTCCGTTGTCGTATGGGACTTTGGATGTTAAAGAACTAACATCCGTGCAGGTATCAAACTCTAGCGGCGGCTTTTGCGCTTTCGTGCTGGTAAAGCCAGTGTTGGAAGTGCCAATGTATGACACCATTACGACCTACGAACTTGATTTGCCGCGTAATCGAGTGCCGCCTTATGTGCCGGACGGGGCGTATCTGAACCATATCGTTAACGCGACATCCACAGGCACTGCGTCTGGTATCTCACGCGGCCAAATCGTCTTTGCGAGGAGTTAATCATGGGTTTCACTTCATACGATGACCTTATCAACCAAGTCACAACGAACGGCAAACTGTGGACGCAGCCGTGGAACCGCATCACGCCGACCGTGATGACTGCGGGCCGTTGGTATGACTTGTTCCTTGGATCGTCTGACCGTGGGCAGGGCTATCACGGCAACTACGTCAAAAACTGGGCCTTCGACTCCACGGCGGAGTGGACTGCCGGAACCGGTTGGGCGTGGGGTATAACGGGCGTGTTCACCAAGACGGCTGGTACTGCGAGCAACCTAACGCAGACCTCTGGCATTACGCTTGAAAGCGGTGTGACGTACACCGTCATCATCACGACCTCGGGCGTGACGGCAGGACAGATTCAGATTCAGTTGGGCGGCGGTACTGCAGGCACGGCGATTACAACCAACACGACGACGACGCAGGCGGTGACGGCAGGCGCGACACAGGAAATTGCGATTGTCGCTAACAGCACCTTTGCGGGATCGGTTGATAACTTCATCGTCATTGCTGGCGGCACGAACGGTCAGACTCCGCGCTTTGCGCCGTACAACGCCAACCAGCAGGGTTGCATCTGGCCGGGCAACTTGACTGGCGGTACAGCGACGAAGCATCTGCTTACGATGTCGGCGCAGACGGCGGGTGCCACGACGGTGCCAATCACGCTGCTGCTTGTGGACTTGCTTGGCAGTTATGCGCGCATAGACGGAAATACGGCGTCGGCGATCACGCTCGCAAATACGCTTACGCTACCGCGCTACACGTCCGGCACAGGTGTCATGGCGTATTCGGTCGTGGCTCCGGCGACAACTGGTGCAACGGCTCATAACTTGCTGATGACCTACACCAACCAAGCACCAACAGGCTCCAGAAATATGCCGCAAACGGTAGCGGCGACGGTATCGGCCGTGAACTCGCACATCTACCATTCGGGTACTGCGGCGAACAACATCGGCCCCTTCTTGCCGTTGCAGTCGGGCGATACCGGCATTCGCTCGGTGCAGACATGGCAGCAGACAGCGGCAAACGGTACTGCCAACACCTTTACTAACCTTGTGCTGTGCAAGCCGATCATGGAACTACAGGTGACGACGCAATTCCTGCTGGCAGAGCGGGATATGCTCAATCAGTTCCCGTCGCTTCCCATGATTCAAGAGGCTGCGGCGACCAGCAATGCTTGCCTGTCGTGGCTTGCGTATGCGGGCGCTGCAACACCTGCCGCGACGAACTTCTTTGGCGTTAATCGGTACGCTTGGGGCGGCTGATGACGCTACGGTTTAACGGACAGTCACCCACATCGGTCAACGGGGCGTTTTCAGCGTTCCCCGGTCGTATGTATGGGACTGTCTCGGGTATTGCCCTGCAAACGGGCATGATCCCACTGTGGCGGTCTGGGCGCGCACAAACCGGGTCATTTGGCGAGTTGGCAGGCCAAGTTGACGGTACAACCGACCCTGTAACATGGTTGATGGCCTTGCGGCCCGGTCGCATCCAATCCCCGTATAACCAAGCGACGTTTGAACTTAGCAACACGCTGATCGCGGGTTTGCCGGGGTCTGGGTCAACATCCATTACCTTTACGGTTGGCCCATCGCAACTGGAATTGGTGGTCTCGGCGGTCGGGTCTACCAGTATTGATTTCACCGTAACAGGTAATGCAGTTGCAGTGTTGCAGGCGGTAGGTGCGATTGCGGTGGACTTTACCGTAGGCCCATCAACGCTTGGAGCCGAAAGCGGCATATTTGGCGACACGACTATTACTATTTCAGGTACGGCGACTCCGAGAGCGGATGGGAACATGTCGGGTGCGGTCACGCCATTTACCGAATTGTCCCCGCAAAGTCTCGCGGCAGCGGTCTGGAATGCAATTGCAGCCGAGTACACCGAAAACGGAACTATGGGCGAACTGATGAACACGGGCGCGTCTGGATTGACGGCGGCGCAGGTTTGGTCGTATGTTAACCGTACTTTGACTGAAAATGATGCGCTAACATTGCCCGAATTTTTGGCTTTGAAGGATTAAAAATGGCTAACGTAAAAATCACCGATCTTACTGCTGCGACTTCCTTAGGCGGTACTGAGCTATTCGAGACTGTGCAGTCAGGCTCTTCTGTTAAGGCTACGGCCACCCAGATTAAGACGTTTGTAGGCAGTTCGCTTAACATCACTGGCGGTACGTTTAATTCTGTGACGCTAAGTAATGCTGTTGGCGAGTTTGATTCGATTACGGTTACTGCCGGTGCAATTCCGATTACGTCAATTACGGGTATCAATTACGCGCAACTTTCGTCTACTCGCGACCAAACAGCTGCGTCTGCTAACGTGGCTTATGCGGTCTCGTTTGATACAGCATCGTCTTGGAATACTGGTATTACGTCAGACTCAAGCACCAACATTACGTTTGCTGCCGATGGTGTGTATTTGTGTTCAATGAATTTTCAGTTAAAAAATACTGACACTTCTAACCATACAGTTACAGTTTGGTATCAAAAGAACGGTACAAACGTCGCTAACACTGGATCTACTATTAGTGTCCCTAAAGCCACCGATGGTGGCGTGACGGTCTTTGAGTTGACGTTCCAAGAGCAAGTGACAGCGGGTCAGTATTTAACTCTTTATTGGGCAGCTTCAAATACAGCGTTAACTTTGGATTACACTGCTGCATCTGCGGGTCCGCCAAATGTTCCAGCAATTCCTTCTGTGATATTTACTTCAAATAGGATTTTCTGATGAAGGTGCTTGGCGACTGGTCAGACTGGAAGAAGTATGCCAAGGGTGGGCAGGCTAAGAGTCCCGCTTGGCAGAGAAAAGCTGGAAAAAACCCGGAAGGCGGGCTTAATGAGGCTGGCCGTCGCAGTGCGAAGCGGGAAGGGATGAACCTAAAGCCCCCGGTAAGTGCGGGGCAGGCTAAAAAGTCTCCTAAGGCAGCGGCGCGGCGTCGGTCATTTTGTGCAAGAATGTCTGGTATGCCGGGGCCTATGAAGGATGATAAAGGTCGTCCCACCCGAAAGGCGCTGTCTTTGCGTAAATGGGATTGTTAACCAAGAGGATTTGACCATGGCTGTAAAGTATGTTTCTGAGTTCCCTTTTATGCAGAAATATGCAAAGGGCGGGAAGGTTGAGAAGGTGATGCGCGAGCACAAGGAAGGTAAGTTGCACTCGGGCTCTAAGAAGGGGCCTCTTGTGAAGAGTCGAAAGCAGGCGGTTGCTATTGCGCTGTCTGAGGGTCGCAAGCCGGTTAAGAAAGCCATGGGCGGCGAAGTAGACAATTATGGCAATAAGAAAGAGCCGTTCCGTGGAAGCCCCAAGAAGGCGCGGGAATTGGGTCGTAGGGACCGGATGGACCGAATGGCTTTGGAAAAGATGCGCAAAGCTGAAAAGTACGCCCCCGGATTGAGTGTGGATATGCCTGATAAGCGGGCCAAGGGCGGGATGCCTGTTCACAAGGCCAAGCCTATGTATGGCGGCGGAAAGTGCTAAAATAGCCTAATAGTCATTGGGGTCTGCTCGGTGCAGTAGACCACGGCGCAAGAGGGACCCTGATGGCAACTTCCGGTACAGTTTCGACGACAAACTTTACGACGAGGCGGGTCATTGACCATGCTTTTCGTCGCTGTCGGCTGGGTGCGCAGCAGATCACTTCTGAGATGATTGATGTTGCGAACGATCAGCTTTATCTCATTCTGTCCAATCTTGCCAATCGTGGCGTACAACTTTGGTGCATTGAAAAGCTCATTATGCCTTTGTATGAGGGTAATGGAGCGGTAACGTTGCCTTTGGGCACGGTTGATGTGCTGAACACGAACTTGCGCACTTTGACTCAGGTTGACGGGACTGAGACGACAACCTCTGCGACGATTACGCTGGCTGTTGCTGGCGGCGCTACGGTGACTTCTGTAGGCATTCTGTGGTCAGCGGCTTCTGTGCCCTTTGTGGTGGAAGAGTCGGCTGACGGGATTTCGTGGACTGCTGTTCCGACCCAAGAAGAGACAGACGCTCCGACTCAAGTTGCTGGAGAGTGGCTGTGGGTAGATTTTGTCTCTACCACGACAAACAACTATTTCAGGGTTCGTGCTACCAGTGGATCTCTGTCGGCAACGGATGTCTATTTTGGGAACAATCCGACTGAGATACCGATTGCGCGATTAAACCGAGATGATTACACGGCGCTGCCTAATAAGTTCTTTTTGGGGCGTCCGTTGCAGTTTTGGTTTGACCGTCAGCGCGATCAGCCCGTAATGCGGCTGTGGCCTGTTCCAAATTTGGCTGCAACGACTCAGCAGATCGTTTTGTGGCGTCATCGCTACATTCAAGATGTTGGGACGATGGTTCAGGACTTGGATGTTCCGCAGCGTTGGTTTGACGCTATTGTTGCCTTGTTGGCGAGTAAGATGGCTGAAGAGATTCCTGAGGTTGACGCTCAGTTGATGCCGGTATTGGATGCCAAGGCTGAAAAAGCGCTGGCTGAGGCTGAGAATGAAGAGCGAGATAATTCTGGAATTTTCTGGCAGCCTAATATTTCGGTATATACGCGATGAGTTTGTTTCTTGACACTCGGGGACAACCTTACGCGGCGATTGCAATTTGCGACCGTTGCCGTAAGAAGTTCCCGCTTGCCGAGTTGATGTCTGATCCAAATGCTCCGGGCCTTAGGGTTTGCCGTGACGATCTGGATCAGCTCGACCCATACAGGCTCCCTGCGCGTCAAACCGAAAGAATTACGTTGCCGTTTGTTAGACCGGATGTTCCGTTGGAGTAAGTTATGCCTACTATTTTGATTAAGCGAAGCAACACGCCCGGTGCAGTTCCGGGCACAGCAAACTTGATGAATGCTGCGGGTGGTGCGGAGCTGGCCATCAATACGGCTGACAAACGGATTTACAGCATCAATTCATCTAGTGCCGTTATTGAAGTTGGTACTAATCCGAGTAGCCTGACTTGTGCTGATGGGTCATTTACGATCTTGCGTTCTGATAGCGCAACGATTACCAATTTGACTGCAACCAGCGCAACGATTAGTAACTTCTCGTTTACTTCGGCAACGGTTACTCGGATCACGGCGACTTCTGCTGTTATTACTGATTTGTCCGCGACGGTTGGGCGAATTGACAGCGGCACGATTACGAATCTGACTTCAACCAGCGCAACGGTTACGAACCTTAATAGTACTAGCGCTAATATTGCGACGTTGACGGGCACGACTTTTGGCACTACGGCAACAACTCAGCTTCGCGGTGCCAGCGGCCAAATTACTCAGTTGAATTCTACGTCGGCCACGATTACGACGTTGACGGCTACTTCGGCTGGCATTACCAACTTGTCTGTCAGCAGTTTGACGGTATCGAGCTTGTCGCTGGCTAATGCGACGTTTACAAGCGCTACGATTACGACTTTGGCGTCAACCAGCGCCACGATCACTAACCTTAACAGCACTAGCGCAAATATCACGACCCTGACTGGCACTACGTTTGGCACTACGGCAACGACGCAACTTCGCGGGGCCAGCGCTCAAATTACAACCCTGACGGGTACGTCTGGCAACATTACTACGTTTAATGCGACTTCTGCGGGCATTACGACGCTTGGAGTGACCTCGGGCAACATTACGACGCTTACTTCGTCGAGCGGCACGGTGACAAACCTGCTGGCGACCACGGCGACGATTGCCTCTGTTGTGATGGTTGCTACGACGACGAATACAAATGCTTCTGCTATTGCAACAAGCGGGACTATTTCAGAAGGTGTCGGCGGCGTTCAATACTTGGTTGCCTCGCAGTACGATATTGGTACAGATCCTAACGAGATTCCGCTGAACCAGTATCTTGGAACAATGGCGTTCCAGAGTGCGGCTGGCGTGAACCTGCCTGCTGATGCGTTGATCTCAACGGTCCGCGTCGGCTTGGGCGGCGGCTCAGTTGCTACGAATACCGCATTGGGTGTTTCTGCGCTGAATGCAAACACGACGGGTGCGGGGAACGTAGCGGTTGGGTCTAGTGCGCTGCTGTTGAATACGATTGGTACTGACAACGTAGCGGTCGGCCATCAAGCCCTTGACGCCAACACTACTGGTGCCAACAACGTTGGTATCGGCACTAATGCGCTTGGCGTTAACACCATTGGCACAGACAACGTAGCTGTTGGTTATCAGGCGCTTGACGCTAACACGACTGGCGTTACCAACACTGGTATCGGGTCTAATGCGCTGGGGTCAAATACGATTGGCACCGGCAATACTGCGGTTGGCGATGCGGCTCTTTTGAGTAACACTACTGGAACTAGCAACACCGCAGTTGGTAAAGGCGCTCTTCAGAATAACACTACTGCTGGTAGCAATGTTGCTGTAGGTTTTGCTGCTCTTCAGTTAAATACAATAGGAAACGGAAATACCGCTGTTGGAACTTCCGCACTTTCTATTAACACT